TCACCGCTTGAAGCGTGCGATTGCGAGGTCCAGACCCCCATCCCCACCCCAAAGCAAGGCCTTCAGCACCCCTTCCAGTGTGACGTTTTTTTCAGAATTAGAAAAATTGGCTCGGATTGATGGAATCGCCCATAATCACGGCAATTAACAGTGCCAGGGCGAGAATCACCTTGATCATGTTCGGGCCGATGTAAATTCGGAATTTGTCGGTGATGACCTCGTCCGCGTGATGATGGTCATCGTCATGATCGTCGGGCATCATCGACCACCCGTAACTTGCTCCGTTAGGATTCGCCCAGATGTTAACAACCAAACCCAGACTTTGACGATCGGACTGGCGGCGATCTTCTTTCCAGTTCGCTCACCAGCCTTGTGAGGGGCAAGGTCGACCGCGAACTCGATCGCCGACAACGCTGGCCCGATCTCTTCGTACACGCCATCCTTGATCTGTTGGACGATGTCATTCGGGATGATGTCGGTGATTCCGTAGGCTTCGAGAAGACCGGCGATGATCAACATCGCCGACGCATCGCTGACAAGAGCAACGAGCGGCGTTGCAACCTTGTTGATCTGATAGGCGACGACGGCATCTGAAAGCAGATCTTGAGTTGGGCGACTGAGAGAGATTTCATGGCGAATCGTCTGATCGGGTTTTGGCTTCGGCATCCGGATCACTCAGGAGGTGTCGGCCATGAATCGGCGGCGTTGTTGGCGCTGTCGTGTTCTGTGATGTCCCTGAGTTTTTGCCTGTAGACCTTCCATTCGTTAGGCAGGACGCGATCCTTAAGAGCGCGCCAGTCGGAGGCTGCCAGAGCTGCATCGCGCTCGGCCCGGACCTCGTGCCAATCTACATCTCTCGTATGCTCGACGGTATCGCCATTCTCGAACTGTTCGATCAGTGTTCTTTTCATATCGATTCCTCACGCATATTTGTATGACCAAACGGGAAAGGATTGGCTGCCGTTGGCTTGAGTGTCATCGAGATCAACCGTCGATGGCATGTCGAAATCGGTGCCTGAAATGTTATACAGCGCGCTGTAACCTGTGCCGGGGTGATGAGTCAATCCCAATGAAAGGAATTGGGCATAATTTGCCTTGCTTAGGTTTGGTAGTGCTGCACCCTTTGAGACAAATCCGATCCAGTAGGTCGTTCCTGCCACAATCGGCGGCGCAGTGGACCAGCTTGAGGAGGAGTAGAGGGCAGTTCCGCCATTGACATCAATGTCGATGTCTCCGATCCTTGTCGTCGGAAGACCGCCGCTGGATGAATACACGCCAATTTTGACGTCTTCTTTCGATGTATTCGTTTGGCCGGTTCGTATTGTTATCTGGCCTATTGTGCCGGTCTTCGGAGCAACGAATCGAAGGAACAGAGCCTTTGCCTCCACGTCGCTCGTCGCAGTCGTCGTTGATTGTAATCGATAAACGTCCTGGGGTGAGAAGCGAGTGAAGGTTGCTGGCATTAGGCTGGCGTCGATTGGATCGAAGGCGTACTGTACGCCCCCCCCCGATGATGTCAAACCATCCCAGGGACCGGCCACGGCCATGCGACTTAGCTGGATTAAGACGATTCTTCTGAGTGTATCTTCTGATTCAGGCTCGGCAAATACTGTTTGAGCGGTCGATTGGAATTGTGCATAGGTCAGATTCTCTAAATCGATGTTCTTTAGCAGTTTATACATCCGCTTATCTGGATCAGCGTCGGGCAGAGGCATTAGAGCAACCCCACCCAGTCGCCTCGTATCGATTCCACTGCAAACTTGAGAAGTACCAGGCGCCTCAATTCATCCTCATTGATATTCTCAAGAGTGATCGGGTTACCCAACCTAGCCATCAAAGTCTCATCGCTTGCAATGTTTTGAAGAGTCTTCCCCTTAGCAAGAGCAAAGACCCTGCCCTCTTTTCTCACTGCGCCAGGAAGAGGCAAACCTTCACCTCATACCTTCTTCTCAGCAGCCTTCAGATAACTGTTCATCTTATCCAGAGCAGTGCTGCCGATCAGACCATTGAGGAATAACCGCCGAGCATCCGCGCTCATTCGCTTTATTCGCTTTCGCTCTGTGGACTTCTTCACCCGAATCACCTTCAGGCACTCAGTTCAACCGCAGCTGTATAATTCAGACTGATCATAACCGCGCCGCGAGTGAACGTGGGGAAATTATCTTCAGAATCTTGTACACAGAATGCGCCTGCGAGATTTCCGAGGTTATTCTTCACCCAGGCACCGCCCGCACTGGTCAACAGAGTTCCATCACCAGATACGAAGTAGGATTGAATGATTGTCTCATTTTTCCCGCCGAGTGTGTCTCCGATTGTGTTCGAGGTGATCGTGTCTAACAGTGCCTTCGAGCCGCCTCCAGTCGGTGTTCCCTGGAAGACTCGATGCGAGCCGGCATTGGTGACAGTGACAAGGCTGGCAGTCCGATCGGCAGCAGTCTGTGCGTAAGCATAGATCTTGTCGCCAGGTTGCAGCGTGACGGCGGTGGTCGTGGGGTACGACGAAGCCAAAGAACCGCCAACCTTCCCAATTGAGATGAAAGCGATCGGAATTCCTTGACGCTCGATGTAACAGTAAGCTGCGGCATTTGCGACGCAGACATATCCACCGACGACGGTTTGTCGTGGTGCGTAGTCTCCGATGCTCTGAGCGGTCGTTGTCACCTCGGCGTCCGTCAAAATCTCCTCTTTCGATCCCTCGGTTTGTGCCGTGTTCTGAATTGGGACGACTGAGCCGTCCCTGAAGTAAATCGCGCCTGATGCAAGTACGTCTGCCATTCATGTCACCTCAATTTTAGAGCCGCACTCCGAGGCCCAATGGTTTGAAGATATTTCTTGAGACGTTTCCTATCGGGCGTCTCAAAAGGCGCTTGCCGAGGCGGAATCCGACCGATACGGCGAAACTTTTCACTACCATATTCTGCCAGTTCGACATAAAATTGGTGCTCATGGTGGAAAATGCCACATCTGGACTGGTGACCATCTCGGTGAGTGTGATCTGATCCGTTCCAGTGTAACCAGCAAGAGAAGTCATGCCCAGACCGACATCGATCACCTTTGCCTGGGCGATGTCTGATCCGCCGACGATCAGATTGTAGGGTGTCGTGCCTGCGACGCCCTCGGTTAAGATCGAGGCGTACGCGTAGCTCTCTGCGAGATTTATGAGAGAGATTGTCTTCGCCCTTCGGCGCTTTGCTTTCTTTCGGCCGCGTGCCATATCAGAGAGTCTGTTGAAAACTCGCTAATTATGGTTACGTTTCACTTTCAGGTTCACTTTCACTCTTTTCCAGTGAAAAGCCCCTTCGTATCTCTCGGGATGATCTCAACCGAGCCTGCCGTTGTTTTTTGTTGGATAAGCTGCATCAAGAACTGCTGAAAAGCATTTGGCGCTTCAAAATCGCCCAGGGGAAGCTCTGAGATCACCTTCTGGATGGCCATAGCTAGTTTGGAATCGAGTTCTTCGAGAGAATCCTCCATTTCACGCCTCAACCACCAGAACATATAGCCGATAACGCAGGTCTGAGCGACGATCAGCACTCCAAGCGCGCCCGCGTATAGCCCCTCCACCATCCACACCTCATCCGCACCTCAACTGTCTAATCTTGTTATTGTATGGGTCGGCCTCGCTCACAATGCTTAACCACCGTGGGATAAGGGACTATCCCAGCCGTGGCTACGTTGCGCAACCGAAATGCACAAGCATTTCCGGTTCGTTCGCGTCGGCAGCAGTTAACAAATCCTTAAGACCTATCTCTTCTAGGCTCAACCATGCCGATCAGAAAGGCCGGGAGGTGGGTAGTGACAGTCTCACTCGATCATGACGCTCTGAAGGTCTATCAGAGCTTCAAGAAAGGTCAGAAGAGTGCGAGGGTCTGCTCTGCCCTCCTTCTCTACAACGTCAACCAGAAGAAGAACCGAAATGATGCCGCCATAGTAAAATTGGGTGATCGTAAGATGCGACGCCTCGAACAAGACCTGAAGGTAGCTAACTATCGGATCGAGTGCATCCAGAACGGTGGCTCTGATCCCGGAGACGGTGAGGGAGTCTATCTCGAATATCTCGCACAGACCGAGAAGAAATTCACAGACCGATCCATTCGAGGGGGGCGGTTCTGATGAATGATATTCAAGTGAATGATGTTCAATCTCGTGAAATCGGAGTTGGAACGAAAGTTAGTTTTGGTCGACCGGAATCATTTGTTTTACCGGCGGTTGGAGTTGTTGAGAAGGTGAATAGAATGACCTACAAGATCAGGCTATGCGAGACATGGAAACAGCAACGGCGAACATATCCTAAGGACGCACTCTTCCGAGTGTCGAAAACAATGGTCTGGATGCGGTATGAATGAGCTGCAGGTATTGTAGTCAATACGAATTAGAACGCTATCCACGAAAGACCAAACTACGAACCCTCGTCATGTCCATGTGTGAGTGTGATTGAATGACTTATCGAAAATTAGCCAGGAACAACAACAAGAGACAGGATAAGAAGAAACCCCGTTCCTATTGTCACTGCGGCACCAGGATTCAAACCCACCATCACCAAAACCTCAGTTGCGGAAGATGTCGTCGCCTGGGACTGCTGGTGAAAGAATGAATAACTCTCAATTTTGGACTTGGGTCGATCACTGGGAGGGTTGTGACTTCATGCAAGACGAGCTAGAAGACGAGTTAGAGCTCGAAGATTGGGCAGATGAGGCATTATGGCTCATCTGTATCCTATGCGGCTCACCGCTTGAAGCGTGCGATTGCGAGGTCCAGACCCCCATCCCCACCCCAAAGCAAGGCCTTCAGCACCCCTTCCAGTGTGACGTTTTTTTCAGAATTAGAAAAATTGGCTCGGATTGATGGAATCGCCCATAATCACGGCAA